ATGAACGCGCAAAAGCCTTGCCAGCACAACCTAGAATTGGGCCCCGGGGGACGCCGCAAGGTGTCCAGGCTGGCAAGCACCGGGGTCCTCCTTGTCTTTTTAGTTATACACAGCTTTATCCCCACCTCCGCATACGCCGAAATTAAGGCATCCTGGTATTCCACTCAGTCACTAATCGAAGAAGGCACTTATAACGGAACTAAAACCTTTAAAGGCACGAAAGGGGTGATGGCCAATGGACAAAGGTTTAATGATTTGGATTTTACTTGCGCTACTCGTTTATATCCTCTTGGAACTATGCTACGCATTACTAATCCTAAGAGCAATAAAACGGTTATCGTCAAGGTCACGGACAGGATTTCCCGAAGATTTGCGAGAACCAGGATCGACTTATCAAAAGGGGCATTTAGCCAAATTGCTGATCTTAAACAGGGTGTTGTATTAATTACAGTAATGGAGATTTAATGGACAACGGGTTATTACAAAGCGCAAGAAATGGCACCAGGAGGGTAGGAAAGAAAGAATTGATCTGGCACCTCGAAGGAAAACGCCTCACACAAAGGGAAGCAATCCGCGCCAAATGTTACGACTGCTCTGGAATGGGCTCTACGGGCACCTGTAGCGCAGAAGACTGCAGTCTAAGCCCTTACTCACCTTATACAAGAGATATTTCCTGCAGACCCCACTTTTACGGAGCAACCACAGAAAATAAGGGCATCGTAGATGCCGATGGGAGGAACCAATGAGATGCAGCGCTTTGCCATTAGCAACCAAGTGCAGGGGATCATGGCGTTTAACCGCAGGACACGGATCCGAACAAAGCAGAGTAGGCCAGGCATTCCACGAAGCGGCCCGGGCCAAAGTCTTGGAGCAACCCATTGATAAAGAAAGTCTTCGAACCAGATACGGTCTCACCGAAGCAGAACTCAAAAGCATAGATTATGGAATTTACAACATAACAATCCGCATCCCCGTGGGCGCAATGGTCTTGGCGGACGAGAAGCAGATCAGCGGACTAAACGGTAAACTCACCGGGACAGCAGACCTGGGTATCTACCACGAACAGGTTCTGACCGTAGCCGACTGGAAGAGCGGATGGGGAGACGTTGAGGACCCGGAAACAAATAACCAACTGATAGGATACGCAATCCTGATTGTAGAAGAACTCAAGCGAGCCGGAGTAACCGACATCAAGAGGATAGACCTTCTGGTAATACAACCAAAGATTAACCAAGTCAAAGCCTACAGCCTAACACCCGAGCAACTCCAGGCGCGGATTGCAGACATCGAGCGGATCATAACGGCAGCAGAGGAGCCAGAAGCAGAATTTACAACTGGACCCTGGTGCAATTCGTGTTTTAAGAATATGAACTGCCCGGCATTTGCAGGACAGGTCGTGACCCTGGCATCGTTTGTAGAAGACGGCCGGACTTCGGTTGTAGACGTAGAACGTGCCCTGCGGATTTTACTTCCAGTATCAAAAGCATGCGCAACAGTCACGCGCAAGATAGAAACACTAGCCAAAGCATGGGTAGATCAGAACGGACCGCTAGACCTTGGCGGCGGTCAGACATACGCCAAGATAATTGAAGATAAACAGGAGGTGGACGCAAAGAAAACGTTTGAAACCTTAAAGGAATTCTTCTCGGAAGAAGAAATCTGGAAGGTAGTCAGCGCCAATATGACAAAAGTAACGGAACTGGCCGTGGCCACAAAGAGGGGTCTTTCAACCATCGTAAAGAACCGGCTAACAGAAGTCGGAGCACTAACCAAAGTAATGAGAGAAACGTACAGAATTATAAAGGGAGGGGATAAAGATGGAAGACTTGAAGGATAAAAAAGCACTTACCACAGCGCTCGTTCCAGGGAAAGTAAAAAAGAACGCATTGGATATCCTAGCAGCCCGGCTAGATTTAAGCCCGGCAATGCTTACGAGTACGCTAAAAGCGACAGCGTTCAGTCTTTGTAAAGACGACGCGCAATTTGTATCGGCCGTAGTCGTGGCGAACACCTATGGATTAAACCCGCTACTTAAGGAAATGTACGCCTTCCCAAGCAAAGGGGGCGGCATTATTCCGATCGTAGGGATAGACGGGTGGATTAAACTGGTCAACCGTCAGAATAATTATGACGGGGTAGAGTTAATCGAAAACAAGGTAGAGATACCGAATAAGAGCGCAACCACGGTAGACAGCGTGACCGCCAAGTTTTATCTGAAGGACCGAGAACACCCGGTGGTCGTCACGGAGTACATGGAGGAATGCTATGACGGCACAAAGGAACCCTGGAAACGCTGGCCGCGCAGAATGCTACGCCACAAAGCCTACATCCAAGGAGCCCGGATAGCCTTCGGGTTCAGTGGCATCTATGACGAAGACGAAAAGGACAGAATCATAGAAGCGGAAGCAGTAGTCACGGGAGCCCCAATCGTAGGCCTAAAGCACGATAAGACAACGGCAGGGCAGGTCCAGGCGGAAGTAGTGGCAGACGCAACAGGAAGAACTGACCTACCCGCATCAGACCAGAAAAAAGAACCTGATTATTTTGAAGTAGGCAATCTGGAACGCTTCGGTCAGAAAGAAGCAAACAGCGCTAAGTTTATGGCGCAGAACGTAGCCAAATGCGCGCAGAAGATAGGCAAGGAAGCGTTCATGAAGATACTCGGGGAAAACGGGGTCAGCTCGTTGCAAGAAGTTTTGAAACTAGCAGACCTAGTAAAGATAACCAACCTTGCTTTTGAAGAGGTTAAGAAATTAGAAGGAACAGTAGAATAACATGAAGACCCAGGGCTGTAGCTTAATGGCAAAGCAAGGTACATCGACTCCGAGAAGCAGGTCCGAATCCTGCCGGCCCTACTAAAAACATGAGCAAAGACATACACGAAAACAGCAGAGAATCGTTTAAGGAATACAGGAAAGCCAAGGGGTTCTCTTATCGGTCGCGCATTTGGAATTTATACCACGCAGCCGGTAGACCCTTGACGGACCGCGAAATAATGCAATCCCTGCTGGAGACTGACCCAAACAATATACGTCCCGAGATAACCCGGCTAAAACAAGATGGACTTCTTGTGGAGGTCGGAAAAAACAAATGTCCGGTTACAGGAAAAACAGTAAGAATCGCAACGGTAACCAATAGGATATATTTTAATCGAAACGAGAAACCCGAGCAACCACAAGAGCAATTACAGTTAACTTTTTAAGGAGGAAGACGTGAAAATTGTAGAACTAAAAGCAGAGAACATAAAGAACCTAAAGGTCGTAGAGATACGTCCAGACGGAGCAGTAATTTTAGAAGGCAAGAACGGAGCCGGCAAGAGCGCCGTCTTGGACAGCATTTTTATGGCCCTAACCGGAAAGAAGATTGAGGAGCCGATCCGCAACGGCGAAGCCCGGGCTGAGATAAATGTGGACCTAGGAGACTATAAGGTCCGGAAGATATTCACAGGCAAAGGAGAACGCTTAGAGGTTTTGAGCAAAGAGGGAGACGTGAAATTATCTCCGCAGACGTTTCTGAATAATCTACTCGGGAACTTGACCTTTGACCCGTTGGCGTTTTCAAGTATGGAGGGTAAGAAACAACGCGCACTTTTAGCACAGCTCGTAGGGCTAGATTTTGTCGCACTCAATAACGAATACGCCACGCTATACAATGAGCGAACCATAAAGAACCGGGAGATAAAAGGCGGGGACCCTACCAGCTATAGACCCAGCCCGAACCAGCCGCTACCACTAGAGGCGCTAGTCGGAGGCATGGAGAAGCCCGCAGAAGGAACACCGCGCCAGGAAATAAGCATGGCAGACGAACTGGCAAAGGTCCAGGCGCTAGAGGACCAAAACCGGCAGTATGCAGAATACGAGAGAAAGATAAAGTCTTATAAAGAAATAGTGGAGAGTTGTGTAGAGCAGATCAGGACACTAGAAATGGACGTTGCGGAACATATGGAGATACCCGGGACCCGGGACTGGCTGCGCGATTGCGAAGACCAGATAGAAGTCAAAATAAAAACCTGGCGTAAAGATATTGAGACCACTAAAGCAGACATTGAGGCAACGGAGAAGGCCTGCGCAAGCGTTCCTGTTCCAGTAAACTACCCGGAGGAAGTAATCGCGGAAGCCAAGCGGTCGCTCCTAACCGTGGAAGAGACAAACAAACAGATCCGCAAGGCCCGGGAGTTTGACAAAGCCCTGGCTACGCTAGAAGCGGCGAAGCACGAAGTCAAAGACCTGGAATGCCGCATGGTAAAGATAGAACTAGAGAAGCAGGAAAAAACTGCAGCCGCTAAATTCCCGATCGCAGGACTAGGACTGAACGACGAGATGGTAACCTACCAGGACAAGCCATTCAGCCAATTAAGCACTGGAGAACAGATCCGGATATCCACCGCAGTAGCAATGGCGCTGAACCCGAAACTAAAAGTAATCTTGGTCCGGGAAGGAAGCCTACTCGACAAGAACGGCCTGCAGGCAATCATTGAAGTCGCTAAAGAAAAAGATTACCAGCTTTGGATAGAGAGGGTCGCCGACGACAAACAGGTGGGGATTTATCTGGAAGACGGCGAGGTAAAGGCATGACAGGAAAACGAATTAAATATCCGACGCTAAAAATTAAAGGAGTCCCAAGGGATCTGAAATTCACTCTATATAACATGCTGGATCACCTAGCCAGGGGAGGAACTGTCGAGATTGTTTTTAATGGAGATGGAACGGTTTTTACTGCCAAGAAATCAGGGAGGAAAGTATGAGAGAGCAGCCAGATAAAAACATATTGTATAAGCACCGGGGATGCGAAGGTTGCACCAAGCAGTGCCAATATAACGGACTCACAGCCACAAAAGAAGTCGCAGAAAGCGATAAGGTAATGTTTGAATGCAACGATAGGAGGCGATCATGAAAACGATCGCTTTTGATTTTGACGGCGTCATTGCCAAGTACGACGGCTGGAAAGGTGCTGACGTATTTGGAGCGCCACATTGGGAAGTAATAGCGGCAATGAAACAACTCAAGGCTTCGGGGTATCACATTATTATATGGACCACGCGCAGAGCCACGGCAGGATTAAAAGCATACCTTGAGAGAAACAGCATACCATACGACAGCATAAACTCGACAAGTCACAACCCGCCAGGAACTAGCACCAAGCCAATATACCACGTGTTTATTGACGACCGGGCAATTCAGTACCGAGGACAAAAAGCGGAGAAACTAATCAGAAGCATTGAACACCTAATTAACAACGGACCAGAAATTATCGTAGGGGAAAAGGCAACCGCGACAGTTTAACTTATGGCTAACCCACAGACAGAAAATGGATATGTAAAAATAGCCAGCGAGATATTAGATGCGCTGGCCAAGATCAGGATACCGGGAGAAGCTCGGCAGGTCTTGGATTTTATCATACGCAAGACATATGGTTACCATAAAAAAGCAGACAGAATATCAACTTCCCAAATGGTAGAGGGAACGGGACTTTGTCAAAGGTCGGTAGAGCGCGCCAGAGCCACTTTAAGAAGAATGAACATTATTACCACCGACAAAACTGATGGGGGTAATTCTTTGAAGATTTGGATAAACAAGGACCACGAAACCTGGCTACCCCCGACAAAATTGACGTTTACCCCCGACAAAAAGCGGTACTCTCCCCCGACAAAATTGACGGATACAATAGATAATAAAGATACTATACAAAAGATAACTACCACGGAGCAAGCTCCGGATATTGTGAACAAGTCTGTTGATAAACCAAAAGACAACCCAGAAATTAAAGAGGCAATGGATAAAGTATTAGATACCGGATTTAATATCTACGCAGCGATTTATAAAGCCAAGGCTCAAATGCACCAAACCAAAGACTGGCGCTTCCCTGATCCGGTAATTCTTCGGGTTTGCGCAGCATACCACAAAGAGAGGGAACAAATTAAAGAACAATGGCCGTGGTTTTTAAGCGTACTGCGGCGCGAGAGCGAGACCTGGCATGCGGAGCAGAACGTAGCGCAAGGCCAAAAGTTTAAGAAGGAATGGACTAGCTTAGAGGAAATTTTAAGAAAAGCCGGGAGTAAGACATGAAGAGTAAGAACCCAATAGACAGTAAATTCTGGTTAATTCCAAAAGAAATCTACAATTCATTAAACAAGGAATTTTGTTTTGACTTTGACCCCTGTCCATATCCTTTTAAGCAAGACGGAATCACAATCGACTGGGGAAAAGTGAACTGGGTTAATCCGCCATTTAGGGCGGCAGACGCGCATAACGGCCACGGCCCCACGGCATTCGTTAGGAAAGCGATAGAAGAGCAGAAGAAAGGAAAAACATCAGTGTTAATCCTGCCGGTTCAATCATACGTAAACATGCTCGTTGTAGCGGGAGCAGAGATGCGTCCAATGGGCCGGGTCAAGTGGATAGACGCAGAGACCGGGAAACTGGATCCGCACTCCTCAACAAACGTTTTGTTTGTTTTAAGAGGAGTGAAAACATGAGAATCGCCCGCGTATTCCCGCGCAAAAACAGCATGACACCCATAGATCCAGACGCATACTTTGGACCGCCACACTTAAACACGCCGAAATATGACGAGGTGCACGTGTCGGTGGTTTTTACCTGGGATAAGGAGCAAGGCGAAAGTCTGTTGAGGCAATGGAGTAAACACGCACCAATCGTGCGCATTGGCGGTCCAGCGTTCGGGGACCCGGGAGAAGATTTTATACCAGGCCGATACATGCGACCAGGCATAACCATCACTAGCCGGGGCTGCCCAAACAACTGTGCATTTTGCCTCGTGCCCAAGCGGGAAGGTCAGATCAAGGAACTTCCGATCCAACCCGGGAACGTTATTCAGGACAACAATATTCTGGCCTGCAGCGACAAGCACGTCCGGGAGGTTTTTAAGATGCTAAAAACCCAAAAGGCGGTTTGTTTTAAGGGCGGACTTGAGGCGGCCAGGGTAACAGAAGCGATCGCAGAAGAGATGCGCGGCCTGCGGATTCGCGAACTTTGGCTAGCATGCGATACGCCAAATAGTTTATGGCCAACAATCAACGCTGCAGTCAGGCTACGCACCGCAGGATTTAAGAATTACCAACTCCGGGCCTACGTGATACTGGGCAAAGACATGGCCGAAGAAGAATGGAGGCTCCAGACGATTTTAGATTTTGGTATAAAACCGTTCGGACAACTTTATAAAGCAGAAGAGCCAATAGAATACAGCGACGCCTGGAAGGACTTCGCACGTAAGTGGTCCCGGCCAGCAGCAATGTGCGCCAAGAAAGGAAAAAAATGAATCACCCAGAACAAACACTCCAAGAACAACTGACCTATTGGCTAAACGGACAGCTTACGGCAGAAGGAACGAGGATCCTGTGGTGCGCCAGCGCAGGTGGCATGCGGGTAAACATGCGCACCGCAATCAACATGAAGAAGGCTGGATACAAGGCTGGACACCCTGATGTGATTATCTATGAACCGCGCGCAGGCTGGCACGGCATGACTGTAGAGCTAAAGGTCGGAAGTTATCCAAGCGCAGAACAAAAAGAATGGAGAACTAAACTTTTTGAGCATGGATATTATGCGATCACCATCCCCGGGAGACTTGACTTCTGGGAAGCCAGGAAGTGGCTCGAGGACCAAATAAAAAGATACTTGGCCGGAGAAATTAAACGTGGAGAATGAAGAAAGATATTATTTAGTAACGCTCACCAACGGAGAGCAATACCGGGCTTTTGGAATAGGCGTGGGCGTTGACTCAGTAAAAGGGAAGATAGTAAGCGACCGGACAATGCTAGACTTTTATGATAAGAACTGGACATATCATAAAATTGTTCCAATAGAAGAATTGAAATCGATAATACACTACCCGTCGGGAGAAGACATGACATACTTCGGAAGGAAGAAACCATGAAAATAATAATCGACGGCCACAAGGTAGAAGTGGACACAGAAAAACTAGCTAAAGCGATCGCCATAAATTACGCAGACTGGAAGGCATACACCGGGAAGGCGCACAAGGTGGCAGAGATGCTACCGCAGATCATTAAAATTGAGAAAGAGTTATTTTAACAAGGAGGAAGCATGAGCCACAAAAAAGCAAAGAAGATTCGCAAGGCGTTATTCGCGAAAGGAATACCAGCAACAACCGGAAAGTATTTTAAGAATGCGCAGACCGGAGAGATCTACGCAAGCAATGAACGCAGAATTTATAAGGCGTTAAAGCAGCGGCCGACAAAAGAAGCGCTAAAGCTCGTCGGAAAACTTAAACCAGGGCTGAGAAAAGAATGAGCAACCCGACGCTGTGTCCTTTTTGCAATAAGCGAGAGATTAAAAAGAAAACATGCGGCCATCCGGTATGTCAAATTAAGAGACAGCGCGCAAGAGGAAAATACTGGTGGAAGAAAAATGGCAAGGTTTATAACGGAAGGAGAAAATAAGCTTACAAACGCCTGTAATTAGGTTTTGACATTTTAAGATTTTAGTTTAATAATCCGTATTAGATATAGCAGGCCGATCACCTGCAGTAATTTTTAACCCGTTTCGTGCGCACACGAGGCGGGTTTTTTATTTAACCACGTAACACAAAGGAGGAGACATGTTCCAGAGCAAACTTAGTAAAGTTTTTATGGCGTTGCTTTTGGCAATGGTATTGACGGTACCAGCATTCGCATCAGTAGGGATTAAAATAGCCGGAGAAAAAATAGGAACGGCCGCGGACATCAACTTCCCTGTGGGAACGTCCTATGCATTTGACGGATCGCTTTTTACTATCCCAACCCTAGCCACAAGTGTGGCCACGATCACAAGCGGCACGATAGACGTAGCCGTAATCGGCGGAGTAACACCAGCAGCCGGAACCTTTACCCTCCTTGGAGCGACGGGCGTTTTAACTGCGGCCGCGACAACTGATGCCTCAAGCCTTACGGCTGGATCCATCGTAACTGCAGGCGGCATAGCATGCGCCAAGCAATTATACGTCGGGGACGATATCGATATGAGCGTGTCCGGAACCGGAGTATATGACCTAACCCTGAAAACCAATGTGGCTGATGCTTTGAGCATTAGAGATAGCGCCGCAGACATAATGGTTTTTGAAACCACAACCGGAGCACCGACGGTAACAATAACACCAAATACAACCGTCACCGGGACACTTACTCAAACCGGAGCCGCAACATTTACCGCAGCAATCGTGGCCAACGGAGCAGTAACCCTTGGCGATGCTGTAACGGATGTTAACACTATCACGGGTAAAATTGCCGGAGCAACTCCGCTGGTATTTGACGGAACTACGGCAAACAATGTCTATACTATTTTAGCCGTAGACGACCCGGCTTCTTCTTCAAAAACAGTAACGCTTCCAGCCGTAACCGGAACAGTTATGCTAGGCAGCCCAGCGGTAGTTATTACAGCCGGCGCAACCCCAACATTAACTGTTTATAAAGGCAACACGCTTTATACTGACACGATCACAACCGATAATCAGGACCAAACGATTACAGCTTCCGCTGGTGGTACTGCCGGAGACAGAATAACGATTATCTTTGTATCTGATACAGGTGGATCCGGTGAAGAAGTTATTACTTTTCACGGCACACTTATGAGATCAACCGGAACCTTAACCATAGCGAACGGCACCGCCACTCGTCAGGTCATTGAATTCGTAAGTGACGGCACGAAGTGGAACGAAGTTTCAAGGACAGCGGTTCAGGCTTCCTAAAGATATGAAATGACCTACGGGGTACGAGTAAAATCTATTCCGTAGGTATTTCTCTTGGAGGCGTAATGGACCCTATCTCATGGCACAATGAAAAACGGAAAATCATAGAACTGAAGCCAGCGGAGTACAACCCGCGCCAGGCCACAGAGAAGGACGTCCACGACTTAAACGCCAGCCTTGAGAAATTCAACCTAGCAGACCCAATCATTATAAATAAAAACAATACAGTAATCGGTGGCCATTTTCGCTTGCGTATTTTACAGCAACGCGGAGTGACTGAAGTAGACGTGCGCGTCCCTGACCGGGAACTAAACCCGGAAGAGGAACGCCAGCTAAACCTACGCCTAAACAAGAATAATGGGCAATGGGACTTCGACGCCCTGGCTAACTTTGACGAAGAGATGCTAAAAGACTGCGGGTTTGACCCAGTAGAATTAGATCGTATCTTCCAGTTAGATCTAGGCAAAGCAGAAAAGGCTGACAACGCACCCGCTCTACGATCAACAGAAATTAAACTTGGAGACATATTTCAGCTCGGCCGGCACAGGCTCATGTGCGCAGACGCGACTAAACGACAAGACATTGAAGCTCTGCTTGCCGGCGCCCGCTGTCAAATGGTCTTCACGGATCCACCGTATAACGTAAATTATAAAGGCGGCAGCGCCCTCATTGAAGCTGAACAAAGAGAAGGGATAGAAAACGATAGCATGGAACGCCCGGCATTTTTAGAATTTTTACACAAAGCATGTCAAGAGATTATTGAAGTAACGGACGGCGCTATTTATATTTGTATGGGTTCCAGCGAAATGGACACGCTTAAGCAAGCATTTGAAGCGGCCGGAGGCAAGTGGAGTAACACGATTATCTGGGTTAAAAACACCTTCACCTTAAGCCGGAGCGATTATCAACATCAATACGAACCAATTCTTTACGGCTGGCCCAAAGGAATTAAGCATTATTTTATAGACCGCCGCGACCTTGGGAATGTTTGGGAAGATTTAAAAGAGATTAAAACCGAATTCAAAGACGGATATACAACGATAAGTTTTCAAGGTTTTAAGGTGCGCATTAAAGGCGAAGTGAAAGAAGGCGAAGTCTCCCGGGGCAAAGCCAAAAGCAATATATGGCGGTACAACAAGCCAAGCAAGAACGAACTTCACCCAACCATGAAGCCCGTAGCCATGATTTGTGAGGCAATTCGGAACTCAAGCTTAAGAGAACAGATAGTTTTAGACCCTTTTCTTGGTAGCGGCAGCACGCTTATGGCCTGTGAACTAGAAAACCGTACATGCTACGGGATAGAACTTGACCCACAACACGTTCAATGTGCAATAGACCGCTGGGAAGAGTACACCGGACAGAAGGCGCAGAAACTAAACGTGGAGGTGGCAAGTGTCTGAAAAATGCGGACCTAAAGGCCCCTCAAAATACACCCCGGAGTACATTGAAGAGGCAGCCGCCAAGCTGAATCTCTTTACAGACAATACAACTTTACCAATCTGGGCAGATTTTTGTTATAACAACGGCATTCATAGACAGTTAGCAGCAGATTTTTGTAGTAAAAACGAAAGATTTTCTGACGCATTTGAAAGAATGATGGGTAAGCAGGAAGGCGGACTCATTAGAGCAGGCATATCCGGCAAGGGTAACTCAACGTTTATCGCATTCATTATGAAGAATAATCACGGCTATAAAGACAAGACAGAGATGGCGCACTCAGGTATGGATCAATTCTTAGAAGGATTAGTACAGCGCGCAGCAGCAAAGAAGAAACATAACAAGGAGAAGTTAAGTGGTCCACAGAAATAAGAGTATTTGTAAAACTTGCATAATTAAATGCAGAGAATGCTTGGACAAAGACACCGTGGTTTTTGAGTGCGATTACCATAAGGCGGAGAAGAGAAATGGATAGAACATTTATACCAACCAACATCCCGAACATTCCGCGCATGCACGCTCTAGCTATGAAAAAGATATTTGACCCCAGCTTTAGCGCCTATGAAGAGGCAGAACTAGAAGGCGGCATAAACAAATGGGTACACAGAGGCGACCTTTCGCCCGTAGATAGATTAGAATTGAACCGAATAATTAACGCTTTGATAGCAGACAAAGAAGGGAACACATGCTTTGACCAGGCTAAATGGCTGATCAGAGCCAAAGGATTTAAGTACCAGAACATTTTTAAAGCAGGATTACCGTACATTAAACTGGATCCATTAAGCGTATGAGCATAGAAGCCCCCGAACTGACAAGAGAAGAAGCACTCGTAGAGATATACGAAAAGGCAGAAGACAACCTCGTTGACTTCCGTGCAGGGCTTTTAACTTTAGGCACAGATGAAGTAGAACCGGCAGAATACCACCATGATTGGAGCCGAAGACTTCTAACCTCAGACACACACGAAGCAATCGAAGGTTACAGAGAAAGCGCCAAAGGTCAATACGTTTTAAGGGCATTCCCTCTGCATGCGCTACGTTTCCCGGACAAGAGGAACGATTATATTATTATCATTAAGCAGAGCCAAACATTAGCCAATAGCAAACTGCTCGAAATAGAAGACGAGTATTTAAGCAACCCAGCGCTTCGTTCCAACCTCGTAGAAGTAAAGCAGAAGTCAAGTCAGATATTTAGCGTAGACGTGCGCAACGCCCAAGGCGAAGTGATAAACGTACGCATAGAAACTTATGGTAAAGGTAGCTCGATTAGAGGCCTAGCGAACATAGACAGAAGGCCTAAGATTGCAATTATTGACGACCCTCAAGATACCGAAGACGCACAGAGCGACACGATCATGGAGAACGACTGGAAGTGGTTCCTCGATGACGTTATGTTCCTTGGTAAACGCACCAGGATATTTTTAATCGGCAACAACCTTGGAGCAAAGTGTTTGATTGAACGCGTAGCAGACAACCGGGAAGACTTAAAGTTTAACTTTACCAGGCTAGGCATACTCGTACCGCCAACCCAAGAAGGCGTAGAAGAAACAAGTGCCTGGCCTTCAATGTTTAGCCGGGAAGAGATATACGACGAACGTGAATCATTCAGGCGCATGGGACAACTTGACGTTTGGATGAGAGAGCGTATGTGTCAGGCAATAAGCGAAGAGAATCGAATCGTAACCCGGGACGACCTGAACATGCGATACAGCCATGTCTATATAGACTCATTCATAAAGGACTGCACCATATTCACCACACTAGACCCGGCGTCAAGTGAGAACAAAACATCTTGTTATCGCGCAATCCTAACCAACGCAGTAAGACGAGACGTACACGGAGCAATCAACTGGTTTATTCTTAACATAAGATACGGCCGCTGGGCAAGTGACAAGCTGATGGACGAATTATTCGCAGAAGTAGCAACCTATCACCCAACCAGCGTAGGCATTGAGAAGGGAATGTACAAGCAGGTAATCGAACCATTTATTAGACAGGAAATGCTACGGCGTAACTGCTTGTTTAATATCGTACCAATAGAGCACGCCAAAGCCGGCAGTAAACTAGAGCGCGTCAAGATGCTAGGACCACGATTTAAAGCGCACGGGATATGGTTACCAGAAAGCGCACCTTGGCTGGCAGAATTTGAAGCAGAAATGCTAGGCGTAACCATAGATGGCTTTAAGTCTTTATACACAGATCTGATAGATACGCTGGCTATGCAAACGCAGATAGCCCGAGCACCAATAGATAGCGGTCGGGACAGAAACAACCAAAGCGGGGTACCAAAGATAAACAAAACATACAGTCCGCTTCTAGGTAAACGGATCCAGCACAAGAACCAGGAGACACGATACTCATGAAATACGACGCCATTTTAATGCTATCCGGAGGAAAAGACAGCTGTGCCCTAGCTTTCAAACTTAAGGAAGAGGGACAGAACGTGCTAGCCTTTACGTTAGACCACGACTTCCTCTCCCGGGACGCCAAGAGCAATATCCTAAAGATAACCACGATACTAGACATGGACAGCGTAATGATGCGGCCCAAGCCAACAGAGTACCAGGTCTTCATTGCAGCCAACGCCACCCTAACGGATACCTGCACCAAGTGCTCTTTGAGAACCATGCAATACGCAATCGAGACAGCCAAGAGATACGGTATCAATATAATCTACGCCGGATTTACCAAGTACACGTCCCGGGCACATGACATGCCAATCTTCCCGGAGTTTGAGCACGAAGGTTTGACCATAAGATATCCCTACGCAGAGGATTACAAGCTGCGGGAGATCAAGAAAACCATGCAGCAATACAAACTAGAATACGATGCGGTCAAGACGAATTGCAATCATATCAGTACCCTGTTAGGCAGGGACATAACTGGATGCATAGGCAAAGAGCTAGACCTTCTCTTTGAAGACGGTCAAATGGACAAGAATGAATATGACTATTACAGAGACTTTATTAAATCATGCGGAGCCGCTTGAAGCAGGGGAATATAAGCTAATCCCCGCGGAAGCAGAGGACACAGACTTCATAATTAACCTCGCTATCGTAGAACAGTACTGCGTAAACACAGCAGAAGCGCTCCGGGAAAGCTACTTAGCCCAGGCTTATGCAGTGTGGATCGGAACCTGGCAAGATAAAGTAATAGGCGTAGCAATAATACACCACGTCAAGGTCAACAAAAAAGGCACTAGGATTTTTACCTTTGACGCTTTTGAAATACCGCAGAAGAACGCGTCGTCAAGTTATATGTTTGGCAAAATGATAATGGCCTGGGCAGACAAGAAGAGCATAAGACCAATGCATACAGCGCACAACTTAAAGAACCGGGCAGCAACAATAGCATGCCTAAGATTAGGATTCAAGAAATTTGCGGAATCGCAAGGCAACATACTCATGAGGAGGAATTAATGGGCATAGAAATTTTAGGCATAGGCGGGATATGGTGGGGAGCAGCAGCAGCCGTTGCGGTAGGTACAAGCGTAGGCACAACCGCATACTCAAACGCAGCCGCAGCTACCATATCGAAGAAGGAAATCGCAGCGCAGAAGGATATGCAGAACACCATCCTAAAGCAAGCGAAGGATAAGGAACTAGCGCTACGGCAGAAGCAGGACGAAACCATGATTCAATCAAGGCAGGCAGCTAGAGACAAGATACAGTTAAAGCGCCGGGCACAGACAGAGACAATTCTAACATCACCGCTAGGTCTAGACGAAGAAGCAAGCACCGCAAAGCCAACAATACTAGGAGCCGGATAAAATGAGTAGATCCCCGAAGTTTCATATAGCCAGGGCGCAAAGCCTAAAATCAGCCAGGTCAGGACTAGAGGCCTACTGGCAAGAACTAGCATACTATGCCATGCCGCGCAAGGCGTACATAACAAGATTTAGATCCGTAAGTGACAGGCTCCCAGACGACATCTATGACTCAACGGCAATCAACTCGCTGAACTACATGGCCGCCGGCATACAGGGATATCTAACGAACCCGCAGATGCGCTGGTTTGGTCTACAGTTAAAGAACCGCAGGCTAATGGAGATACCCGGGACCCGGGACTGGCTGCGCGATTGCGAAGACCAGATATATGACTGCCTTAATGGAACTAACTATTACCAGGAGAACAATGAATGCTATAGAGACCTCGGGTGCATTGGAACACATTGCTTATACTCCGAAGAGGACTTGGAATCCGACATCAGATTTTATTCAATACCTATCGAACGAGTCGTCCTCGCCGAAGATGCCTTTGGACGCATTACGACAGCATACATCGATTATGAATTTACAGCAGATCAGGCTTATCAGAAATTCGGCGAAGCAGCCAAGATAAACGACGACCTCGCTCGCGCGTTGGTAAGAGAAGATTATACAACCATGTTCAAATACCTGCTCTGCATATACCCACGCTTCGCCTACAATCCCGGCAAGAAAGACAAAAAGAATATGCCCGTCGGTGTTGAGTGGATAGATAAACAAAAGGAAGTACTGATAAAAGAATCAGGCTTCAAGGAATTCCCATTCATGGTAAGCCGCTGGGCCAAGTGGTCCGGGGACCTACATGGAGCCAGCCCGGAAATGGACGTGCTCGCAGACATCAAGATGCTGAACCAAATGAGCCGCTCGAATCTTATCTCCGGAGAGAAATCTTCGGATCCGCCGTTAGACGTACCAGACGAAGCATTCCTTCGGCCGATGGATTTTGACGCAGGCGGGATAAACTATCGCAACACCGGGTACACGGGAGAGAGAATATACCCGATCGTAAGCGGCAACAACGGACTGCCCTTTGCAATCCAAATGGAGGACGCGCGCAGGATAAGCATACAGCGGGCATTCTTTAATGACCTGTTTATAGTTTTGAACAACCAATCGAACATGACGGCCGAAGAAGTAAGGCAGAGAGTAGCAGAACGAATGCTACTCCTCGGCCCGGCAATCGGTATGTTGATAAACGAAAATGTACAGCCTACGATCACCCGGACATTTAACGTCTTGGCCAGAAACGGTAAGCTAGCCGAACCCCCACCGGGAATTGTCGGTCAAGAGTTTATAGTTACCGCAACATCACCATTAGCCCGGGCGCAGAAAATGGTAGAACTCCAGGGCCTGCAACTTTCAATGGGTATGATTACACAACTCATGGCCGTACAACCAGAAGTATCAGACAAGGTTAAATTTGACGAGGTCGTGGATTTTGTCGCAGAGATAACCAGCCTCAATCCAAAGTTAATCAGAGACGATGCCGAAGTGGACGAGATACGCGTTAATAGAGCAAAGGTCCAGGAAGCGTCGAACCAGATGGCAATGATAAATGCCGGAGCCCAGGCAGTAAAGACCGGGACCGAAGCAGATAAGAATATGAAAGAAACACAAATGGTAGGAGCAGGTAAATGAGCGCACTAGATAAGGTCGCGAAAAGAGACAAGCAACGGGAAGACATAATAGCGCAGATACGCGAAAAACTCGTGCTCTACAAGCGCGTATTCGGAGGCGCAGATGGCAAGTTTATCCTAGACGACCTACGCAAGCGCTCATTTGTAAACCGGACAACTTACGACCTGGACGAAAAGAAGATGGCTATGAATGAAGGACGCAGAAGTCTCTTCGTGTACATAGAAACAATGGTCGAGAAGGACGCAGAGAGCGTCTTGGCAGACCTAACAACGGGCAACCCCGAGCCCCTTAAGGGATAACTCTCGGGTCCAAAGGAGGCAGTAATGGCTACACCAGAAGAAATTGCAGCACAACAGGCAACAGAGAAGGCAGCGGCAGACGCAGCAGCGGCCGCAGGAGACGGCGGAGCGGCAGCAGCCGAAGCAAAGGCAGCGGCAGATGCTAAAGCAGCAGCGGATTTAGCAGCAAAAGGCGATTGGACTACGTCGCTTGAACCAGGTATCAAAGAAACGGCAACAATCAAGGGCTGGAAATCCCCGCAAGACGCAATCAAGGGATACCAGGAACTAGAGAAACTCGTAGGATCAGAAAAGATACCGCTCCCCAGGAAGGACAAAGCCGGGAATTACGAGAAGGGCGAACTCGAAAGATACCTTCACGCAGCCGGTATGCCAAAGGACGCGAAAGAATATACACTGCCAGCGAACCTGAAACTAGAGGAAAACACTGGCGTCACAATAGCAGCACTAGAGAACTTCAAGCCATTAGCGCACAAGTATGGACTACTCCCGCACCAATTCCAGGGAGTCATGACTGAATTTACAAACATGCTTAATGCTTCCGCAAAATTGCAAGCGGACGCCAAGACCGAGGAGCACAACAATTCAGTCGCAGGTTTAAGAAGCGAACTCGGAGAGACATACGACGCAAAGGTAAAAATGGTAAACGGAATGTTGAGAACCTTCGTGCCAAAGGAAAGGGCAGCAGCAATCGTTGAGAAATTCGGCAACGACCCGGATCTGATTAAGCTACTTGCAAACATTGGAGAAAACTTAAGCGAAGAGGTCCTGGGAGGCACCGGAAACATAGGCGGAACAATCCTAACTCCGGAGCAAGCCAAACTCGAGATAGCAAAGATAAAAGCGGATCCAAAGCATCCGTGGATTTTAGCTTCACACCCAGATCATAACTATTGGGTAAAGCACATGGACAGCCTGTACAAGATGGCTGGAGAGTAACACCCGGAAATCGGACAAGGCTAGCAAGCCCCTGATTGAAGGCGCAACAAAGCAGGCGGAGAACCTCCTCGTGAGGCCCGGATAAAGCAGCAAGTGGAAGCACAACGGCCCGTATAGGATAACCGAAGGCTAACACGGAAACGCAAAAGGTTATTTTATCAACCACAGGAGGAACCACATGGCAAACGCAGTAGACGCAATTCTGATCAGACAGTATAGCGATAACATCCAATTACTGTCCCAGCAATTACTGCCTATCTTGAAGCCGACAGTATTCATTAAGTCGGGCTGTATTGGGGAAATGGCATTCCAGGATCAGTTAGCTTCAACAGAGGCAGAGGAGAAAATCGGGCGTAACCAGGACGTAGTGAATGACGATCCTCTTTACAACCGCAGAAAAATCGTTCCGCGCTATTTCTACAAAGCACCGCTAGTAGATAGCATGGATAAGGTCTTTATGGCCAAAGACCCGACCAGCGAAATAGTACAGAATAACGGTGGAGCTCTCGCCAGAGCCCAGGATACCGTTATCGCAGAGGCCCTCTTTGGAACAGCCTACAATGGCAAAGACGGCACCGTTTCAAACGATCTAACCGCTGCGAATAAGGTAGCGATAGACGGCACCAACGGTTTGACGGTCAGCAAACTTCGCGCTGCTGTTCAAATCTTAAACGAGTACTCTGTCCCGCAAGGCGACAGGTTCTGCGCGCACTCTGCTGCCCAGCTGACCAACATGCTGGCCGCGACAGAGGTAACAAGCTCCGACTTCAACACAGTGAAGGCACTGGTTGACGGACAAATGGGAGCAACCTTCCTCGGCCTGAAATTTGTTATGACCGAGAAAATGCCCATAACTACCACGACCAGGAAAGTCGGCGTCTACCATAGATCCGGTCTCGTCCTTGGTATCTGGTTAGATATGAAGGCATCCATCGATATCCTGCCCGGCAAACATTTCTCCGCGCAGATATACGCTGGCCAGTCGTACGGCGCCACCAGACTGGAAGAAGAGAAGGTAGTCGAGATTTCCTGCTACGAAGCGTAAACAACGCTTTACGTTTAGTTATAAATGCTTTTCTTGGATTTAAGCCAACGAGGGGAGGAAGAGGCCCATAACCAGTTTTACCAGGAGGTAACAAATGGGAGCAGTTTATGGAGTAGGAGCAACAAAGATTGCAGCGATGACCCCAGCAGATTTATTGTCTGGACCATATGCTGGCAACAAATCAGTATCGTTTATCGACAAGTACACGGCCGCCGCTTTAGCTGACGGTTCAACGATCGTACTTGGTCCCAAACTTCCAATCGGTGCAGTAATTATCGACTGGAAAATCGAGTCTGCCGCGTTAGGTGGTTCTTCGACCCTCGCGTTAGGCAACGCAGCTTCAGGTGCAGCTTTATTAGCCGCTTATGATTCGTCATCGGCCGCTAAAAAGAGCATGAACCACGACGGAGTAGCCGCGCAACTTGGCTATTTAATCGATGCCGCGAACAAACAGCAGATCATAATCACGCTCGCCGGAGCAGCAGCGACAGGATTAATCACTTTCTCCTGTACGTATATTCCGAAAGCGTAAGGCAATCGGGAGGGGTGAAAATCCCCTCCCTTTTTTAACCAGGAGACTAGCATGGCCAATGAGACAGGAATAGCAAACGCAGCTCTGACATTGCTTGGAGCCGAACGCATAGCGGTAATTACAGAAGACACAGAAAACGCCCGCAAGGTTTTAGCCATTAAGGATACCGTGCGCAAAGCCGTGCTACGCAAAGCATTTTGGAAGTTTGCGCTTGTGGAAATAGCCCTGGCTAGAAAAACAGAGGTCCCGGTACTTGATGGATACACGTCTATATTTCAACTTCCACCGGACTACATAAGAATGAAAACAACTAGCCTCCCGGAAGGAACAGGCTATAGAATAAAAGGACGCAGAGTTTATTGCAACGCGGTAACATTAAGCATCGAGTACGTTGCTGATATCGTGGATCCAAATGAATGGGATGCCGGATTTACAGAGGCTTATATAATGGCCCTAGCAGAGGGACTTGCCTATTCAATAACAACGAACGCAACAATGGCAGATGGAGTTTCAAAAAAAGCAAGGCTAGCACTGAACGAAGGAAGATCAGTAAACAGCCAGGAAGATACACCAGAGAAGCCGAGACAAGGCTCCTGGATTAGATCGAGGTCTGCATGAAATCAACACCAATTATAAATAGTTTAGTCGGCGGAGAATTAAGCCCCAAGTTAACTGGCCGAACTGATATCCAGCAATACTTCCAAAGCGCAAGTGACCTTCTGAATATGCTGGTCGAATGTTATGGTGGAGGGAAAAACCGTCCGGGAACCTATTATATCGCCGATACGAAGGACCATAATAAAGAATCAAGGCTCTTAGAATTTAATTTCTCCGACGAGCAAGCCTACTCAATAGAAGTCGGTAATTATTATATGCGCTTTTATATGAACGGCGGACAGGTCGTAACAACCGCAACAGCATGGGCAGGTTCAACCCCATACGTTGTCGGAGATTATAGAAGCAATGGCGGGAGTATTTATCACTGCCTAATAGCGCATACGTCAGGAACCTTCTCCACAGACCTAGCGGCTGGTAAGTGGGTAGTGTCAACCCGGACAACCGTGCCGTACGAAATAGCCACACCATATCCAGAAGCCGACATCGGAGAATTATCCTATTGTCAAGACTCCGACATCATGTATTTATTCCATCAGAAATACCCTCAAATGAAACTATCCAGGACAGGACACACAGCCTGGACCTTGGCAGCGATCGCTTTTGATACTGAACCCAATAGACCGGCACTTATGTCGCAAAACATAACAAGCCTAACGATTACACCAGTCGCAGGTGCCTGGCCCGCAGTAACGTTGACCGCATCCGCGGCATTATTTGATACCGCAACTCCGTCGCTACACATTGGATCCATTTGGAAAATCGAATCAGGAAAAACAGGCATCCTTGCACCAGACTGGGAATATAACATAGCCTATGCCGCGACTGCAACTGCCTGGGCCGGGACTACGCCATATGTTGTGGGAAATTTTGTAAGCACCGGAGGAAATATATATGAGTGTCTCGTAGACCATACGTCGGGAACATTCGCTACGGACTTGGCAGCCGGTAAGTGGATCCTAAAAAGCATTTACGTAACCTATGACAGCAGAACATACGTTTGCTTATCAAATCACACCGCAGGAGCGTCTTTTATAAACGACCTGCAAGCAGGGAAATGGTCCTTGCAGACGATATATGTAAAGATAACATCAGTCACTAGCAACGTGGAAGCCGTGGGAAATATACTTTATGGATCCACTCTTGAACCAACTCCAGTCGCCACAAGGCAATGGTCAGAAGGAGCATGGAGCGCGAAGCGAGGATACCCGGCCTGCGGAACATTTAACGAGCAGCGCCTTGAATGCTCTTCAACCAAGAGCCAGCCGCAAACTACATGGGGTAGCGCGGTTCTTGAATATGAGAATTTTGAACTAGGTGCAGACGATTCAGACGCCCTAGAATATACCATCGCCACAGAACAGGCAGAGACAATAAAATGGATCTTCCCGTCAAAACAACTTATCCTTGGAGCGTCCGGCGGAGCGCACTCGCTCGGATCCGGAGATAGCGTAACACCGCTGACCCCGAGCAATGTCGTGGTCAAGAAACAAACAAACTACGGAGTAAGAGGGACGGAAGGAAAGAACCCAACCAGCACTGTCCGGGCAATAGGCATCGGCAGTTATGTTTATTACTGGCAGAAGTACGGGCATAAATTAAGAGAATACGTCTATGACGTAAACACCGACACCTACGGAGCAATGGACGCAACGGTACTCTCCGAGCATATAGCCAAATCAGGCGTAATAGATATGGCATATCAGCAGGAACCAGATAACATTCTCTGGTGCATAAAAGAAGACGGAACGATGGCCATGTTTACCAGGCAGATAGAACAGAAGGTCTCTGCTTGGACCTCAGGAAACACAGACGGCTGGTTTGAAAGCGTTTGTTGCATCCCGGGAGAAGAGGAAGACCAGGTATGGTTTATAGTCAAGCGTACAATTAACGGCGTAATCAAACGCTACGTAGAAGTTTTAATGCGCAGGGACCTTGACGTGCAAGAAGTGCTTTTCTTTATGGACTGCGGAATATCCTACAACAGCCCGAAGGTAGTAAGCGCGGCCACCAAAGCAAGCGTCGCGGTTATAACAGCAACCTCGCATGGTTTCTCGAATGGAGACATCGTCAAGTTTCGGGACGTCGTAGGCATGACCCAACTAAATAACATGAAATATAAGATTGCTAACGTCAGCACGCATACCTTCGAACTTCAAACCCTAGCGGGAGTAAACGTAAACAGCACAGCATACACAACGTATATCTCCGGAGGAGAAGTGCGCAAATGCGTCTCAACCCTTACGAACCTGGGACACCTTGAAGGCAAAGAAGTAGTAATCTTGGCAGACGGAGGACCACATCCAGTAAGAACGGTAACGGCGGCAACAATCGTATTGAACGACACTTATTCGCAAATAAACCTTGGGCTTTATTATCAATCCCGAGTAGAAACAAACGACCTTGAAGCTGGTGGAGCGGGTGGGACCGGACAAGGTAAAAATAAACGAGTCTCCAACGTAACGGTAAGATTATATAAAAGTCTTGGATGCAAAGTAGGCACAGACATAAAGCAAGACGAAGTAACCTTTAGAACCAGTGCAATGCCAAACGATACACCGCCTGAACTTTTTACCGGAGACAAGCGCGTGCCATTTCCTTCGGGATGGAATAGAGAAAAGAAAATACTGATTACTCAAGATCAGCCCTTGCCTTTGCAGGTGCTGGCAATAATTCCGGAACTTGAAACCAACGAATAGGAGAATACATGGGAGCACTTGTAAATTCATTTAATTCGCAATATGGCAACTCAATGGCTAGCCCTGTAAAGGCCGTAGGTGGAGCCGGAACGATATCTCCAGGCGCAGCAATTATAACTTCCAGTATTGTAAGCGCCATTGGAGACATAGCCGTTGGATTTATGAATGCCGGAGCCGCAACTAAAGCATCGAAGTACAGAACGCAATCGATGCAGATGACGGCAGATTTTAATTCAGAAATGGCCGACATTCAATCTCGCATGACAATGAATGCGGCCAAGTACGAAATCAAACAGATCCGCAGAAGGTCTGATATGCTTTACAGTAAACAACGATCGCAATACACCAAAGCGGGCGTAACACTAGAAGGAAGCCCGGCAGAAGTTATGATGAGGAGCCTCCAGCAAGGAGAACAGGACGCACTAATAACCGGCATTAACGCAGAATACGAAGCATGGGGAATAAAAGCGCGGACAGATACAGCAAACATAGCTTTGCGAATCGGAGACAGCTCGGCCACAGGAGCATATGCCCGGGCCGCTTCTGGTGCCGGCAAGACAATACTAGACCTAGGGACTAAATATCTCATGTACGAAGGAATGAATAAGATCAAATAGAGAGGATAATATGGCTGTTATAGAGCAATACATAAGCAACAGAAAAGTGGCAGTACCGAACGCTCCCGGGTCAAACGCCGTCATATCAGATCAATCCTCTGCGATTGAGGCTGGAGCCCGCGCCGCAAGAGGACCCCTGGGAGCCGCAGATACCTTGCTAGATACCGTGGTTAAGGTCGCTACGCAACAGCAAACAAATGCTGCTAATACTTACGCTACAGAAAAGCTGGCGGATTTACGGGACAGAGCATCAATGGATCCTGATCTAAAAAGTCAAGGTAAATACTTATCGGAACTTGATAAGATAGGCGCAGACGCCGCAGATAACATTGATGGTCCTCTAGCAAAAGACGAATTTAAGTCTAGATATAACATAGCGGCCATAAGCGCAAAATACGCAATAACAGATAGCTTTCGGACCCGCACTCACCAGGCCGCGCAAGCTGACCTTTTGTCTAATATAGAAGCGCTCAAGAATTCATATTTTAACTCAGTCTACCCCCAAGAGAAAACAGCGGCCGTAGTGCTCATGAAGCAAGCCATAAAGGATAACGTCACGGCGCAGATTATAAGCCCGGTAGAGGGAGAGAAAATGTGGCAAGGTATAGCAGAAGAACTCCCAGCCAAGACAGCGCAGAGAGATATCGGAATAAATCCCATGCTTGCATTACAACGTCTAAAGGGGAATACATACGGAATTAATGACGAAGGAAAACGTTCTGAATTAATTGCTAGTGCTGAAAGCGCAGCGCTCCGTGAACAAAGACTTGGAAAGAAAAATCTTGAGCAGGCTCAAGAAAAGATAGCCATAGACTTAACTGCAAAATTATGGGATGGAAATTTATCTCTTGAGGAAATACACGACGAAATGACCTCGGGAGTTTTGCCTCGGGAAGATGCCGAGCAATTACGCAAAGCCGTTTTGTCAGATAAAACCAGCGATATACAAAGTAAAACTAAAGAACAAAACGCCGCGACCGAAATAAAGCAAGCCGCAACTTATATGTCCGCTTGGGATATGATTTTAAAAAAAGGGTCAGCCATTGATAAACGTCGAGCCATTTTAAAGGAATTTTCCGACGGTAACCTGCGTAAAGAAGACGCGATAAAATTATATACAGGTTATTTAATACCAAATGCTGGAGGCGGAAAAGTAAGTCTTGCGGAAGCGGTTGCTGCAGAGCAAGCCGCAGCGCAAAAGAATGAATTTATTGCCGGAGCGATTCAGATGTTCCGTAAATTTTGGAATCAGCAGGACACATCAGACGAAGGAGCAGTCGAATGATAGACCCAAACATTCATATAGCGGGAATGACGCGCAGTCTCATAGACCAGATATCGAATGGTCAAGTCAAGGATTCTGATATCCCTAAGATTGCTAACGATATAATAAAACAGAAGCGAATCCAACTCAAGCCAAGCATAGCGGGCCACCCAGCAGAAGGACAGATCATGCTTGACGCATTAGGCCGCAAAGCAATGGTATTCCCAGATGGTTCAATCAAGGAGATCGGCTAATGCCATTTGATTTAGAAACAGCAATCCCCGTACAAGAGAAAACAGCCGGAGAAGGCCAAGAACCAGGCCTTACCAGACAGCCGGGGTTTGATTTTGAGAGTGCCAACTCGGCAACAGTAGACGAGAAGGGCATGACAGGATATGAACATTTTGTAGCCGGACAATTAGACGCCCAGGTCAAAGCGGCTATTCAGCAACCAATAGACGAAAGCCAATTAAAATATATCCAAGATGCAGAAGTAAAAGACCCAGGAGCCTTTCAATCCTTTGCCGTGCCCTACACAGAAGGAATCGTGGGCTTTTTTACTAAACCCTTTGGAGTGAGACCTGATTTGTCTAGACCGTTTGGATTAACGAAGGGGCCAAAGGGTTCGGCAGAATTAGCACAAGACCAAATGATGGCAGAGAAACATCCGATCGCCACAACCCTAGGGCAAATTGTCTCTGGAGTGGCGCCTTTTATTGCAACTGCTCCATTATTTCCCCAAACTCTTCTCGGGACGTTGGCTACTTTTGAGACGGTAGGTCTTGCCGGCAAGATTGGAGAACAGCAAACAGATGAAAGTCTCATGACCCCCGTGGGAACAAAAGCAAAAGAACTCGGGATAGAAGCATTAAAGAGTGGGATCATGGCTCCGATTTGGCATTATTCGGGACTACTTAAATTTATCGGCCGACCTTATCTCTCGGCCCTCACCAGGGCAGGTGTCAGAGGCGCAGGTCAAGCCACGCTCTCTGCAGTATTTGGGACGGACCTTGCGCAGGCATTAAAAGAAGGCGGCACAATTACGGCGTTGTCACTTATTTTTGAAGCGCCCACGTTAGCCAAGACAGCTCTCGGCCGTGGAATCATAAATAATCTTAACGCAGAAGCGGCACGTAGAGGTCTCGGAGAAGGAAAGATAACTATAAACGTAGACAAACTAGACGCAGCCTCAACCCGGTCCAGCATATTTAACATGGTTAATGCATTTTATAACACAATGGCAGGCAGGTTAGGAAAAAGCTACGCAGAGACTGCCAGACCCATGCCACAAGACCGTTTCCTTACGCCTGGCAAGAGCCCAGCCACCGCTGTAGAAACAAACACCGGAATAGTAACCCTGGTACCGCCTAAACCTTGGGGACCGGCTGCAGGAGGCCTTGTACACGTTCCAGAGCAAGCCCCCATATTTTACAGCAAAATGATGGCTTCTTTAGCAGAAAAGATGCCTGAATCAGCTACACCTGAACAGGTGCAAGGCATAATTAAAAGCGCAGGCATATCCCCGGACGAAGTGGATATGAGCAATCTGGGAGATTTCCTAAAGGGTAAAAACAAGATTTCAAAGCCGGAACTCCTAGATTATTTAAAACAGAATCAAGTAACGATTGAGGAAGTATTAAAAAGTAACGAGGGAGTAGATAAAAAACTCGCAGAGTTAGAGCCCGCATATACCCAAGCAAAAACAGAACTCGCAAGGGTTGAAGAGAGCCTTGGCAATAAACCTTATGTCTCCGGCCAACCTTTCGGGTGGATGGTCAAGGATGCAGACGGCACTCCTACAAAACTAAGCGACACATTATCAAATAAATTAGACGCACTGTACGAACCGATACGGGCCTACGAAAATTATCAGGAAGCACTAGGAGAAGAATATCACAAGCCGGAAGAAGTACAAACTAAATTCCATCAATATGTTCTTCCGGGTGGGGAGAAGTACAGAGAAGTGCTGTTTAAATTACCTTATTCAGAAAGTAAGCAAGCAGATTATCTTAGTGGAAAAAGTAAAGCGAAAGACGCCTTTTATAAATCTCCCCATTGGGACGAACCCAACGTCCTCGCGCATGCGCGCCTAACCGACCGCACAACCAACGATGGAAAGAAAGTTTTATTTGTAGAAGAAATTCAAAGCGACTGGGCAAGAGACTTAAGAAAATTTGAGCAAGACAAAGAAAAACTTGTTTATTCTGGGCAAGGATTTAAACCAACGCCCTCTCACCCGCTACTTAAGAAGTGGCAAGAACTTATCCTCAAGCGTTTGCTTTATACGGCCGCAGAGCAAGGTTACGATTACTTATCGTGGACCACCGGCGGACAACAAGCGGAAAGATATGATTTAAGTAAACAGGTAGACATAATTAAATATCGCAACATGGGGATAGATAGATATGAAGTCGAAATAATAAAGGACGACAAGGTTATTGAATCCAAAGCGGGAATCGATGCCGAAGGATTAAATAGATATGTTGGAAAAGATGTAGGCAAAAAAATTATAGAACGTGCTACTAAGCGAACTAACCTTTTTTATTCTTTAGAAGGCAAGGATTTAAAAATCGGCGGGGAATGGGCAATTAATCTTTACGACCAACAGATCCCGAATTTTCTAAACGACTACGTAAAGAAATTCGGCGCACAGGTAGAGGCAATAAAAATACCCGGGAAAATAGAAGCAAAGAACTTATGGATTGAAGCTGGCGAACCTGATGCAAATGGGGATAGTATTTTTTATGTTTATGCAAAGAAGGGAGCCACAGGAGAACCTCTCGCTGATTTTGAAACCCAGGAAGAAGCCGCGGCATTTACGCGCGAATACAAAGACAAGGATCAGGGAGAACTTATTCAGCAGGCCATCCCGATCACCGAAGCAATGAAGGATGCCATACTTTATCACGGCCAGCCGATATTCGGAAAATCCGCAGCAGAGATAGGCAAACCCGGAACACCAAATAGAGCTTGGCAACATATCTTCCGCATGCAAGAAAGCACCACAGTAATAAATACTAAGGGCGATAAAGTAAATCTTCCTAAAGGTGAAGAATACCACACGATGAACGTCTATGACAACGACGGAAATATCGTACCAGGGAAAGTTATTCTGCAAGACGGAAAACAAGTCACTGTCTACGACGGAGAATTAAACAAACTAAAAGGCATGATTGTGGTCGGCGCTCCAATGGCCGGTGGACGCGTTCATAAAAAGGCTGAAGCAGGGAAAGCCTATATTCAGCGCGGAGAAAAAAGAGAAACAACAATTCCGGCGGATTTATTTATTAACCCTACGCATGACGTAGAACTTCCGGGGATTCCGCAAGAAATCCTGGACCAAATTGGCAAAGAAAGCAAGCCGGTCATACTAAAGAAAAACATTATCGAGAAGAATAATAAAGCGCACCCAGACCTTGGACCAAAAGATAGCGCCACAATTATCGACGCGGCATTATATCATAGCGACGAAATAATACAGAGTAAACCCAAAAATAAACCGAACTACTTTTCTTTTATTTCAAAAGAAGGAGTACCGAAGATTGCAGTTGTTGAATTCGACGAGAATAAAGAGGGGATAGAAATTGTATCGTGGTATTACGTTACAGACGAGAAAAAAATTGAAGCACTCAAAGAAAAATCCGAACGTGAGGGCGGCCATTTCCTCATAACCAAGGACCGTACGATCCAGGGGGCAGCAGACCTTTCTGCTCTTACATCCGGTGGTACCAAACAAAGCGTACCATTAACAGGAGATCTTGTCAAGTCAGAAGGTGGTGCGCAACAACCTCCCAAGGAACCGCCACCCACAGCCGTCAGCGGATCCCCGGAAGATGAACCATACGACGAGGCAGATAAGGCGCAGTGGGAAAAAGAAATTGCGCGCGAGACCCAGGCTAAAAAAGACGAACTCAAAGATTATTTAACTGGGAAATTAAAAGCCGAATTAAAAGATAAAGGCGAATACGCAGACCTTAAATACTTAACGTGGTTATTTGCTAAAGAGGGCGGGACTACACCAGACACATTGACCGAATTATTCGGAATGGGTTTTGACGTAGGCGACCCGGGAGAAGTAGGATTCGATAACCGCGTCCTTGATTTAATAAGAGCCTACTTTAACGAAGACATTCAAGCCAAGTCTGCAACAGCAATGGCCAAAGCAAATGTTGAGGCCCGCAGAGAAAACAGAAGAATAACTGATCAGATATTAAGCAAGAGTCACAAAGAAATCGCTCGGGCATTGCGCATTAGAGATATAGAGGCTGCGAGAATGGTAGACAAGATAGGCCGCGAGTTATCCAGGCCCCTGGCCAAGAGCAAAGTAAAAAAATTAATCCGGGAAGCAACCGGAATAATTAAGATAGGTGACCTCATTCGAGAAGACGAAGCCTTAAAACGCCTCATGCAAAGAGAGCAATCTGTCTCAAAAGAATCATTTAGAGCAGGAAGAGAAGTCGGGACAGAAGCACAGAAGGCGCACCAAGCAGAAATTAAGCAACGTCAGGAGGATCGAGAAACAGCCAAGGACGAAATCAATGGACTTATCGACGACATCCGCAAGGTAGGCGAACACTTGGGGGTTATGCCGGTAGAATACCAAGATACAGTTAAGGAGATCCTGAGTCAATACGACCTAAAAAAGCACACGGATAAAACTCTTGCGGCCCGGGACAGTATGCGCGTGTACGTAGAGCGTTTGACTGCAGAGAATGAAGAAGTAAATATCTCGGAAGACCAACTGGCTATGCTTGAGAAAACTACGCTAAATGATATGACAGTAGATGACCTTCGTGCTATCCATGACACGATTATGCGCCTATACCACCAAGGGAAACTAAAGAACCAGTTAATTTCCGGAGAGAAATTCCGCGACCTTCAAGCAACCATAGAGCAAGGAGTAGTCGAGATAACCAAAGGCGAGGGATTATCTGAAGAAAATAATATAGTTAAGATTCTAAAAGAACAGAATAAGGGGCTCGGCCGACTGAATTGGGAAGGAGTAAAAAACTTTATAGCCGAGCACTTGCGCCCGGAAGTTTTAATCGAAGCACTGGACGGCTGGAAGAAAGGAATAAACACCGCGGTCATCTGGAACCCATTATTTGAGGCATTTAAAAATGAGCAACCTTCCTCGGAAGCGTCGTTCCAAAAGATTAAGAAAATTATGGAGCCTCTT